CCTCTTGGTGTAGGCATTAATACTCGCTTCGACTGTCGGCGACAACTTATCAATGGGCAAAAAACTATGCGTATTAGATTCTAAGGGGGTATAGATAATCTTATCCTCTCCACCGAATTGCATCCACTTACATTCGGCATCTTTACGCCTATACCCACCCATTTTAACAGTTGTCGTTGCCGCAACCCCATCACTCATCTTAGTGTTCTTACTATCATCATCCGAAACGTGGAACCAACCAGAACCACTGTGCTTGCAGCGCATCTTGACTCCTTCGGCTACAAACACCACACCAGATGGCTCGCCCACGACGTGATCCTCACCATCGATGGTATAAATAGCGTTAGGAATCGCACTGCGATACACATGGACAACGACTTTCTCCTTGGGTATCGGAGTAGCCGTAAGGTTACTAGTAGGTTGCACATTAGGTCCATTATTAGGATAAACTGGACCACCTCGATGAGAATTGCCACGGTTATTCAGATTACTTCGTCGTCTACGACCGTGATAAGACCTCACTTGCTGGGATTGCATATGATCATCATTGCGAGATATGTTGCCATGAGGAGACCCGATTTGAGAGAGTCGAGGGTTTGTACTCCACCCGACCGGATTGGCAACATGTCTTCCATTTTCATGGGCATCTGCGAACCGCACGCGGAGGTCATGATCAACCAACACTTCATGGGATGTCGATTGGTAAGCGTCGCGGTTGACAGGAGATGATAATCTCTGGCGATTTCTCGGTGGGGTGTCTAGCTCTGGGGGGATTCGCAACGAATCAGCAACCAATTCAGCAAAAGCGCTCAACTGCGCTGGACTGTCGCTATCCCCACTCCCTGAATCAGAATATGTCACACCATACTCATCAGGATTACCCCTGAAAAACCACTGTAAATCTACACCATCAAGTACTTCATCTTGAGGCGAGAAAAAAGGCCTACCGTCACCATTGTTAGACGCTACCCGCTGAGAGTAGCCATCAAACATCTGTGTGTCCTGCCTAGTCAAAACCGGGCAAGGTGGGATATCGCTGGTAGGCATATCATCTAGGTGATTCGCCGATTCCCCTGTCGGCGTGCTCACTAGGGCACTTTGCAAGCGGTAGGCTACATAACATTCTAGCCTACGCAAATTGACCTCG